CTGGATCTGTTGATAAATGTAGGCGGTGGTTGAGTACATAGTTCCAAATATTTACCTAAAAGTTTAGTGTATAAATAAACCGAATGAAACTTATGGGCAGTGATTTATTTCAAAAATTAGCAGAAAAGTATCCCTTTATAACCTTGTGCATTTACGCAAGCAACGAGTATGTGGGCATAGTACAAAATCGTGATGATACAATCACAACTATCTACGACTTTGGAGCAGTGACAGATCAGGAATCCAAGCGTCAATTTATAGATCTAGCCAATACTTGGTGGTGGGAATCAAACCGTAGCATACCTATCAATATATTCCTGCGTGGGGAGTGGGATCCGTTCCGTCCTACTTTAAGAACGTTTGCCAATAAAGATTTAGAAATCCTGCATGGCCCAATATGCAGTTTGAACGATATTGCTCGCAAAAAAAGCAAAAGAAAGAGTATTACGCTCGTGCGCCGAGTGGATTAATTTTGATTCAACAAATTCATATGTAGGGTCACTAATACTGCGTAAGATAGAGAATGCGCCTTCTTAAATGTGTAGCCCTGTGAATCATCCCCATCCCAAACTGACGCAAATACTTCGGCCCACGGGCGTGTTTGTAAATGTGATTTGCCAGGTCGGATGATACTGATAAAAGCAGCCATCCTGGGTATCGAATCTGGTTTCATATGTGCCAGTAGATCAGTGTAATTGCCCACGTGGACCAGTTGTTGAGCCCACTCGCGATCAGTCCACAGTCTTTCCCAAGGTGGTGTTGTGGCCAACATTTGCTCGTAGTGTGCCGGATCACGAATTAACTGATACACACTCATGTTCAAGAAGTCTAGTTTGAAGTATCCACGCTGTTCAGCAGTTTCATAATCCAAGGCCGCACAATTGTTAATAGGGTCATATGGTATATTAGTTACATACACTCCTGAGTTGTGTTTGCGACCATTGCTTTGTCTTGCAGGTGTATGCTGAATTAGTTTCAGCACAGACTCTCTGTTGGCAAAATCAATGTCAATATCTGCGCTCATTCTTGTACTAATGCGGCTACAACACGCACTCGTTCTTGGGCCTTTTCGACTGCCGCCAATGCATCAGCCACTGCTGGATGTTCTTTGGCCAACAACGCAAGTCTTTTTTCTTCTGTCATTTGTCGGTGTGCCCATTCAATGGCTGCCTCAGCATCTGGGTTTAGACTCACACTGGCGTGTGGCATATTTAGTTCCTGCCAACTGATACCGTCGTATACTTCTAGTCGCTGGCCGCTGGTGTTGAATCGCAAGTTACCAACGCCCTGGGCGCCTGGGTTGGCATTCACATAGGTGCCGGCGCTTCCGCCTATCACTTGCATATAATGTCCACTGGAGTGAATTGCTTTGATCATGATTTCAATATTTCTTTAGCACACTGATATCTGTGCTCATTACAGTTTCCAATTTGATAGATTTTTATCAACTGTTAGTTCCAACAATTCAATTTCTTGATTGATTAGTTTTATAAGATTTTTACTTAACTTTGGCATAGACTCTGTATAAACTGTTCTATTTGTGGCATTGATATGTTGATAATCGTTCAACGGGATTGTTAATTGATTGCAATAATCTTTGAAGAACTTAACAGAGTCTTGCTTGGCATCATCATAAAAAAATAATTTAAATCTTTCATTGCCAAATACGCTTTGCCAGCGAGTTATAATTTTATTATACGGTAAAAACCATTTTTGATCATACAAATTATAACAGTAAGTTTCAAAATCTTGTGTCAGAATCTTATCTCGATTGTAGTGACTCCATATCATCTCAAATGGATTTCGGAGTATCAATGACACACGCACTGTGGAAATTTCCGACAACTGTTGAATTACATAACGATCGATTGCAAGCATTGCAGGACAACTGTTGCCAGTGATATCTGCGTATGAGTATTCTTGTTTGTATTCTTCAATGCTTTGCCCGAAAAACAATTTGAAATTTTCTTTATAAGGGTGCAATGACACTATTTTATTTTCAGTCAGTGTGTGCCACAACCATGTGGTTGATGTTTTCGGATATCCGATGTTCAGTACATGTAATTTTTTCACTTGTGCTCCTCGTAAAGCATAGGGCAAGTGGGCATTTCAGCAATATTAGCATTCCCCATCAATGGCAAAGAGAAACAATATTCTAATATGCCAGGATTGTACAAGCAATTACCAAGTTCCTCTGTATCTGCAATTTTGCCTTGATGCACATGTGATGGTATATCTGCTAAATCATCCAAGACAATTCGACTTATATATATCGGACATTGATCGATATCTTGATCGCTTGTTTTGATTTGCAACAATATAGGATCTGTGAGGTTGTGCAATTCAAACTCTAGATGTATTTGAGAAGTCCGGTGTCGCAGATCGATTTGCTCTGCGACTAAAACACACTCAGACTGTTTAATTTGCACTTGCACAGTTACCTTGAGTGGCCGAGGACATACACTATGGTGCAACATTAGCGTGATACTAGATTTATAACTCATATTACCATCCTGCATTTTTTAATATTTCTTTGGCGTACTCCTGGTCTGCTGGGTAGTTTGTAAACTTTTTTTGCCAAGCATCTGAGTCGATATAGGGCCAAATCATGGCCACTTGTTCTGCTGTGAGTTCACTTAGGAATTTTTGCCCCGATTCTGAATTGTAGATTACCCAGGGTGAGATGCGACCTGCTGTGACAGCATAACATAGTGCATTGGTATTGCCATAGCGCATCCAATCATGTGCGGGGTTGCCGGTTTCCTCTGCCCAACGCATACTGTGTTCTATTGCACGGGCTAGAGCATCGTCTACGGCTTCCACACGCAGGTATTCCACAAGATACTCTGTGTATATATTATCACTGCACCAGTGATCAATTTTCTTTTGTGCTTTTAGTAACCAGACCATAAAACGATCTGGTGCTATTACATGGGTGTTCACACAATAGTTACCAAATTTCACAAATGCTCGATAGTACGGTGATTCACAAAAGTCATCATGTGTTTTGTTCCGGGCCGAGCCTTGCATGGTTTCATAGAATCGGATGTAGGCTTGGAAGCCCATGCGTACACCTGCTTCGTCCCGAGCCAAGCGTCTGCGTTTGGGCTCACACATGTGAACTGCTATTGATGTTTCTCTAGTAAATGTTTTTTTGCAATACTCGCACGTGAATGTCATTTTTTGTCATTACCTGCAGATCGGTTGTATTCGTCTATTTCTTTTTGTGTTGTTATCTGTGCCATAACATCTATTTCGTCATCTTTGTAGTCAGGATACATGGCCACAAGTGCTTTGCGTTTGGCACTGAGCCCTGCTTCTTTCTTGCGAGGCGCAATCCAAGGATGTCTAGGTGTGCCCAAGCCCGGACTCACACTTGTGGCCATGAGCCATTGCAGTCGAGGATGTTTAGCAACATCAAAAAAGTGTTTATTCAGTCGCTCGTTGGTAGAGATAACATAAAATTCTTGTAGTTCTTGAGAGCCTTCCACTGCTGAGCCCCAACGTATCATGAGATAGGTTGAAAACTTTTTCTTTTCTTCCGCGGTCAGGTCGTCGTAGAATGATCTAACCTTGCGGTCAAACATACGCATTTCGTTAGCAATGTTTAGTTTATCACTCATTAGTTTTACTCAATTGATAGATCATTATAGCACGTTGCAGTGCATCTTGTAAAGTGGGATTGGTTTGGGCGGCGCGGCGTATCTCACCCCACATCTTTTGTTCCAACATGTGTTCACGCAAGGGCCTACCGTCACTGGTTCTCGAATTGTAGTTGATCTTGTGACCAGTAATAGGATCATATTCTGCACCTGATTCGTATCCGACCACTTGACGTGTGCTGGGATCAGAGCCTGACTCACGTGCATATACGATACCGTCAGCACGTTCGTAAATGTAGGTAGCATCAGGCTTGAGTTGTCCCATTACCAGGCCTTATTGTAATCCACTATCTCGCAGTTGCGGCTAACATCTTTTACAAAGTACACACAATCTGGAGTCTCACTGTCGTCAATGGGCACACATAGCATCTGACCGTTCTTGAGTTTGGGCGCATACCAAGCCACTTCTTGATACACGTCTACAATCTCTATGTTAGGGAAGGAGGGCCGGAAACTTGAGAGTGGATTGAATTGAAATGCTCTAAATCCGCGATCGTTAATTGATGTCAGCGGTAGTATTTCCAAGTCGCCCACATCAGGTTCTCCAATCAAGATCTGCCAGTCCACAGGCATTCGAATTCTGTTGGTTCCTATTTGTAGCACTAGAGCAGGTGCATTAAAACTTTCCAAAAAGATTAGAGGAATATAATGATAGTCTGGATTGGCAGGATCTGAATTGTCAAGAATTGCAAATCTCATGTCCTCTACCTGTTCTGGCAGATGGTCAAGATCGTAAGGAGCGTTGTCAAGTGTTAGTATGCGCATGAATTGATAATACAGTATATTGACGCAAATGTCAAGCAATTTTCATCCACTCTAGTTTTTCTGCTGAAAATGGATAGTTGGCTTCTTTGTAAAACTGTTTGCGTTTGGTTAGATGACGTTTGGCAAACTTGCAGGTACTAGTCACGTCCCAGATTTGAACATGGTCTTTGTCTTCGGCTTTGCGGATACCTCGGCCAATTGACTGGATAACCCTAACAAAACTCTTTCCAGGTTCGACCAAAACCAAGTTAAAGATCCTAGGTATATTAATGCCCACAGCAGCCACACCATATGTGGCCACGATGATTTTATCTGAACTTTCTGCCACTTCATCATATTCATCTTGACGGTCCTTTGCTTTGGTTGCTCCTGATACAAACACAGCACGATCACCCAGTCGCTCTACTAGTGCATGCCCTGCGGCCACCCGGTCCACCAGCACCAGTGTGTTACCTGTTTCGTTTACTCGACGGATCAAGTCGGCCATGGTGTCCAATCGGCCCGACTCTTCCAACAAGTACTTTAGTTCACTTTGGTACTCTTTATACTCCACGTGGTCAACCAACTGCACAATGTTCACATGACAGTTGGCTAACACACCTTGTTGTTGCAGTTCGTTGGCACTCAAGCGACCAATAACAGGACCAAGCCCTACCAACAATGCCTGGCTCTCAAACTTCTCTTTGGGAATGGTTCCGGTCAGACCCCAGCGAATTGGCACTCTCGACATCACGCCTGTCAGCAAGGTTTTGAGTGCATCTGCCTTGGCCATGTGTACTTCGTCTACAATAACACATACCACATCTTCCAGGAACTCTTGTATGGTCACTTCACCTGTGCCTGCCTTGGTGTTCTTTAACAGTATGTTTAGACTTTGCCAAGTGCAAATGGTATGTGTACGTCCATACTCTTTTCTATCACCAAAGAACACACCCACATCTTGCTCCATGTTGATGTAGTCTTTTTCTGTTTGTGTTACCAAACTCTTGTTGGGTACAATAACAATCGAACGTCCATAAGGTGCCACTGCATTAGATAAAGCCGCTGTCATAATAGTCTTGCCTGCACCTGTGGCCACTTCTTGCAGGCATTGCGGATTGGCCAGGAAGTTGTTCACAATATCAACTTGATAGTCTCGCATGACTATGGGTTCACCTGCGGCCGGGTGACCTTTGGGCCACTTGATATGTGCAAATGAGTCCTCACGCACTTGTTCAAATGCAAATGTAGTAGAGTAATCTCTTTGATCATCCAGTTCAATGTCGTAATCAAACTTTTCTAATATAGGAATGATCTCCGGTAGCAGGTTTGTGTAGGTGCTACCGCCCAGTTGAAAGTAACTGACCTTACCGTCCCAGCGTCCCAGCCTCACTGCTGGAAGATATCTAGCATAAGGTACATCATACTTAAACGCATTAACTAGAGATCGACGAACATCCAAATCTAGTCCTTCTAGTTTGATATTCACTTCATCTCGAATTTGTATAGTACATTTTTTCATTGTGTTTATTTTAAACGATTCAGTAAAAAATTGCAACCATTAATTTGTGTTATGGTAACACTCGAATTGGTTTAGCATTATTTTTTAATAGTGTAACAACAGCATCAATGTTGGACACTTTTCCGAGCACCAAACATTTATACATATCATTTGAGGTCCATGACGGAATGTTCCAATATTCACAAAGTTCTTTGCTATATTGTGCCCACCAAGATTCAAATTCTACAAGTTTTTTTGGACTCTTTTGTAGATCTATATCTTGCAGTGCTATAAAAATATTGGGCTTTAATTTTACCCAGGGCCGGATAACTTGACGCATACGAACAATATCGTTTGGCTCATTATCGGACCAATAGGTATATGGTGTCTTTCCTAATTCTTGCCAACATATAAAAGCATCGCCTGCGCTGATTTTTGATGATGCATGTTTGAGCCATTGTTGGTTGAATGGCTTTTCTAGCAGTCCAGATTTTTCGTTGTAATCAATTTTCAAAGTTTTTTGCATCACAGTCTCGCTGTCATGATTTTTTTCGCACATGTGAAGATGGCGATGAAAGGCTGCCCACTCCAGACCGTTGTTGGAATTACCTTCGTAGATCACATGCAAGTTGTTAAAATAGTCTTGATCTTGAGCCAGGCAACGTTCTTGATCAATTGGTACATTTACTTTTTCTGCGTACATGATCAACTTGTCGACCAATTGTGGCAAAGAGTGATTACGAAAATAAAAAGGACTGTCCCAGTCTTGAAACGGCACTGCAACATGTTGCAAATGTTTGTATATTTTTTGATAAAGCCGAGCCACTGGAGTCTGATTTAAAATTAAATCCACAGTTTTGTCATTGGAAAAAACAATTTGCATAGGGTATTTACGTCAAAAAAACAGGTACCTTGTTTAAGGGTACCTGTTGCGAAAGGATCGCCGGGCTAGTAAGAGTTAGCGATCCTGATCTGGAGTGCTACACACTAAACTTTTCGTACAATATATCCTTCAATTCGGTAGTATTCTACTTCTTCTACATCATTGGTCGTGAACAACAAAAAATCGCCTTCATAAATTTCGTACATCAGTAGGTTTCCTTTATAATATCAAATTGATCTGCGGGCCATTTGGCTTTGAATTCTTCTGTCCGGACATAATCGTTATAGCCTTTAGCATCAAAAAATGTCTTGCGAAAAACACTTTGTATTTGACCTTTAGGACTTACAGTTAGGTAAACCGATTTTGCTTTTCCTGCCATATTAGGCACTCTTCATACAAGTTGTTTCTGCCAGGCGTTTCCAGTTCAACACTGACATCTTGCGCAGGTCTGCAATCTTCAGCGCCATGCGCAGGCTCAATTCACGCAAACGATCTTTGTTGGTGTGCATGAAGTCAATGATGTCGTCTTGTACGGCTTCATCAAAATCATAGTCTGCAAACAAAACACCATCTTTGGCAATCTGTTTGATACGCAACAATTTGTCACGCTGTGAGTCCAGTGTCAAGTCTAAATAGTGACAGCGTGATTGCAAAGCATCCAAGTGATCACGCAATTTTTGCGATTTCATCTGATCAAACTTCAAGTTGGTAATGAAAATTACTGAGCCTTTGAACTCAAAACGATCTGGAATGCCTTCACGGCGCAAGGCACTGGATTCACTCAACCATGAAATAGTACGCTTCTTGCCTGAGTCAAGAGCACCTTTCAGCAAGTTAAGAGCCACGTCATCTAGCAAAATGCTATCACAGTCATCAAACACCAACACGCAATTGGCGTCTGAGTATTTGTACAATGTTTGGAACAAACCAATTGGAGTGGCACTACCTTTGACAACTTCTGCA